GAAGAGAGCAGAAGATAAGCGATGTTCCGGGGGAGTGTGCATTCCCGGTTCATACTGCTTGGGATACTGGAGTAAGAGACAGCACAACTAGCAGCTGCTTCCAGACTATCGGACAGACGGTTCGCATCATCGACTGCTACCAGAACTCCAAACAGGGAGTTGAGCACTATGCAGAGATCATACATAACAAGCAATACACCTAGGGGAAGCACAGCGCCCCCCATGACATCCGCGTTAAAGAGTGGGGATCAGGAAGCAATCGTTATGAGAAAGCCCGACAGCTAGGTGTTAAATTCACTATTGCAGATCAGTTTCAGATCCCAGACGGAATAGAAGCTTGTCGCTCATTGTTCTCTAAGTTATGGATTGATGAAGCGAAGTGCGAGGAGCTTATTAAAGCCTTAGAGAATTATCGTAAAGAGTATGATGCAAAGAAAAAGATCTACCTTCCACGGCCCCTACATAATTGGTCATCTCATTACGCAGATAGTTTAAGGTACCTAGCCGTCTCTTTACCCAAGACTTCAGATGGAATTTCTGCTAAAGAGATAGAGGAGCAGTACAATGAAGCTCAATACGGGGGCAACAGTAATATGCCCTCAATTTTTCAAGACAACGTTTACGTAGGACGACATCGCTGATGACACTCTTCCCTCAAATTAATACTGATTTCATCTCCTATCAAACAGACAATGACCTGACCGTTAAGACGATGATGGAAAAGGTTTATGCACAGTCTATTACAATCAATCAGTCGTTTTGGACTGAGGCAGATATTGACTCTCGGTTTCGGGCTGGTGATCAGTCTCTATGGGAAGATATATACGGAAACTTACCAGCGGCAAGAAGGCGAGTCTTTAATTTCAATCGCATCCGTCGCGTGTGTAATATGGTTAGTGGGTATCAGAGAAATCATCGCAAGTCTACAACAGTAGTCCCTATTGAAAACAGTGATGAGAAAACAGCCGATCAGTTTACAAAGATAATGATGTGGGCGATGGAGAAGGATTCCTGTCTCGATACTATCTCACAGGCATTTGATGGAACCTTAACTACTGGAATGAACCTTCTGTCCACCTGGATGGACTATAGAGAGGACCCGATCAATGGAGACATCCGTGTTGATAATGTGTCTTATAATGCCTATCTTATTGATCCTTTTTTCAGAAAACACGACTTAAGCGACTGTAATTTCATCTGGACACGTAAGTGGTTGACAAAAACTCAAATAAAGTCTTTACTACCTGAAAGAAAGAGCGAGATCGACAAACTTAACGCAAGCGGAAATCGTGACGGTAAGTTTGAATACATGCCGGAATCGTATAACTACGGGATGACCGATCTCCTCACTTACGATGAGTTTTGGTACAGAGACTATCGGACTCAGACTCTCCTCGTCGATGTTAAAACCGGCGAGACAATGGAGTGGAAGGGTAAGGACGAGGATCTCGATGTTTTTCTCTCTAAGTTCCCAGAGATAACATCCCTAGAGATCGAGGTCCCAACTACCAAGCTTGCTATAGTTGCACAAGGCATTGTCATGTATAGCGGGCCTAATCCCATGGGCGTTGATCCTTATCCTTTCGTTCCTGTTTTAGGATATTACGATCCACAGATCCCCTATTTTCCATACAGAGTTCAAGGTGTTGTTAGGGGTCTTAGGGACAGTCAGTACCTTTATAATAGAAGAAAGGTGATTGAACTTGATATCCTAGAGTCTCAAATCAACAGCGGGCACAAGTATAAGCCCGACTCACTTGTTAATCCAAAAGATATCTTTCTTCAAGGACAAGGACGCGGACTCGCTATTAAACAAGATGCTCAGCTTTCAGATGTAGAGCAGATTCAAGCCCCATCTATTCCTGAATCCATGATTGAGCTTTCTAGGATATTAGGGGAAGAGATTCAGCAGATATCTGGTGTTAATGAAGAGCTTCTGGGTAGTGCTGTGGATGACAAAGCAGGAGTCCTTGCTATGCTTCGTCAGGGAGCTGGACTCACGACACTTCAGATTTTGTTTGATCAGCTAGACTATTCACAGAAGCTACTCGGTAGATTGTTCATTGATCTTATACAGTCAAACTTCTCCCCAGGAAAAATTCAGAGGATAATAAACGAAGAGCCTTCTCTTCAGTTTTATTCTAAAGCATTCGGGAAATTCGATTCTGGCGTCGAAGAGGGTGTTAATAGCACCACTCAACGTCAAATGCAGTTTGCTCAGCTCATGGAGATGCGATCAGCTGGTATTGAAATCCCTCAAGACCTATTGATTAGGGCATCTACGCTTCAAAATAAAGAAGAGCTCGTGGAAGCGATTGGCCAAAATCAACAGCAGCAACAACAGATTCAAGAAATGCAGATGCAAGTCGCGCTTGAAAAAGAGAAGGCTGAAATAAAAGATCTCGAATCACGGGCAGAACCCAACGCGGGACTAGGGCTTGAAAGAGCTTCGCGCGTCCAAGAAAACCGTGCTTTAGCAGTTGAAAGACTAGCTGAATCTCAGAAGGATAGAGACCTTGGAACTCTTGACTTGGTAAAAGCAATGAAAGAGCTAGAGGGAATGGACATTGAGCAAGTTGCGAGACTTATGGAGCTTGCTAAAACTGTCCAATCTATCGAGAGTCCTCAAGAGATCGAGGAAGAAGGATCGGTAAAAACCCCAAACGTCGAAGAACTAGCCGTAATGGCTCAAGGAGAAAAATAATGGCAAAAAAATACAAACAAGATCTTAAAGATCGAGAAGATGAGAGCCGAGGAATGAAAAAATCTTTCCGTGGTGGTTTAGATCAAGGATACATGGGTATGCTTTCTGAAGACCATAAGGCACCAGCAAACCTTCCCCAAGAAGTTGTGCATGAGTTCTACCCTAAGTGTGAGTACATGGATAGTCACTATCTGGATGACACTATCAGAGGAATTGACGATAACAACAGCGACAACATTAGTCGAATTGATCGTCATCAGTCAGATAGCATGTATTAATGGCTATGCCGCGTGCGTCCGGGAAGGGCCGGAAGATAGCTGAGGCGGTTATTCCTGGTTTATCTAGGAATAGGAAGTCTAAGTCGTTATCAAAAAGAACCGTAAAGAAGGTTCCTAATGACGAAGTAGAGCTTAAGATAGTAGATATTAATGAACATTTAGGGAGGTTACCTCAATGAAACGCAAAAGACAGGGCTATAACGATCGTCTCGACGAAAGCTTGGGTGAAAGAAACAGGGGCCCTAAGTCTCAGTCTCTTAAAGATCGTAGAGACGAATCTAAGGCCATGGAAAAAAAAGACCGTGGTCATGCTTATGCTGGTGATCGTGAGATGGATGAAGGCGTCAAAGAGCGTCTGCACCACCACATGATGAAAGCCCATCATCAATTTATGGCACGCCATCATAAGAAAAAATCTTATAGTAAATAACTTGTGCTCATAAAGGCTGGGAAGGCTAATGTCTTCCTGGCTCTATATAAGGAGAAGACTATTCCATTAAAATCGCAAGCGCAGAGGCGCTATCTATGGGCTAAGGACCCAGAACTTGCTAAACAATTTGAAAGACACACACCAAAAGGTAGCAGACTACCTAAGAAAGTGCCAACTACCAGAAAAAAAGGAAAGAGTTCACCTACAAAAAGGTGGATGGGAGTCCCTGTAAAATGATTTGGAAAAAACCACCACATCTTCCCGAAGTTGGGGAGAAGGTGTATGGAGTTTTAAAAGATGAAAATAGTAAAAGATTTTTTGCATTCACTATGGGAGAGAACGATTCTCTACAGCATATTGAAAGATGGTGCACGCAAGAAGAAATGAAAGATCACATGATTAAAGCACTGATAGGAATTTGTAATGGATAGGCTTATATTTTTTTTAGGAAGCTTAATGCTCCTTACGTTAGCTTGTTGTCCTCCTAAGAGAAAATGTGAACACTTTGGTCATAATCCGGGGGATAAGGCAGTAGAACGAGGATCCCTACATGAAAAGACTTAAGAAGAAGGAAAGGTAATGGCTAAGAAAGTAACTATTGGTAAGGGAATGAAGATTCCTAGAGGTAAGGAAGCCAAGCTTCAAAAGAAATCTGGGGGATCGAATGTAGGAGAATATAAGAAGGTCTCCAAGAAAGATTTTGCGGGTCCAAAAGGTGAGGCTCCTGAAGGATCTTATCCCATTAATACTCTTAAGAGAGCCCGAGCCGCTTTGGCCTATGCTCACAATGCTCCTTCTCCTGCCGGGATTCGTCGGGCCGTGTATGCAAAGTATCCATCGTTAAGAAAAAGTAAGGGAAAGTAGTTTTTTTATTGTGTTCCTTTAGTAGGGACTCTATAGTCTAAGGCTGAGTTAAACAATTTGCATTCTCTCTTGTTAAGATAATCATTAGGAAACCGATGAAGTTTTTAATGTATTTTTTTACTACTTTAACAGCTGGTGTTTTAGTAGCTCATACTATTGACTTTCATGTGCATACTCCAGAGTATGAGGATATTGTAAAGGTAGATCTTACTGAAAAATCTACTCATGAATTTTTTAAGGACTTTTCTCGGGAATATCACAAAGACCATGATAACGACTCTCACGACGCCGACTGTGGGTCTTATGATGGAGAGACGGACTATGGGGATTAGTGAAGTAAAAGTTTATCCATTTAGGATTTTGCTATCTTTGTGTCTCATTATATGTTTTGGGTTATTAATTGGGTGGAAGTCTGGTGAGTTCGATTCTAAAGAGGTTAAAAGCGAGCGTGATCTTATGCAGAATGTTTACAGAAGTTCGTAGTTAGATTGCCTCCAACTTTCTTTCTTCGTCTAACTTAAGAATTATTGTTAGTTCCCCAAGCATTTCTTCTAGTTTTTGTATTCTTTTTGAGTGCTCGTTGTATCTCCTGAAAAGGCCTTTTCTAAGATTACTTTGTTGAACCTCAATCTCATGAATTTTTTGAAATTCCATTCTTTCCACAAAGGAAAGTTCTTCAAACATGTCAAGCTGTACTTCTTTCATACTCACCCAAATTTAGTGTTTTCCCATCTTTCTCACCCAAATTTATTGTTTTCCCCTCTTTTCTCACGTACTTGTAAAGGGTTACCTTGCAAACACCATACATTAAGCACAACTCTTTAACGCTTAATGCTTGTGATTTGTAGAGATTAACCATTTGTTTAATTTTATCACCATTTAGCTTATTTGGGCGTCCGATGTGACGACCTCTTTTGCGAGCTCCTTCCATTCCCTGACGAATCCTTTCTAGGTTTCTGTTTCTCTCGTTCTCAGCAAAAATAGCCATGAATCCGAACATCATCTTCCCATGTGCTGTTCTAGTGTCTATGTCGTGGCCAAGAATTATTAGATCAATTTCTCTGTTATGGAATTCGTCCAAAAGAATAGTGAGGTCTTTAGTAGAGCGACCAAGTCTGTCGACTCCAGTAACGACAACAACGTCTTTTGCTCTCACAAACTCCATCATCTTGTCGAACTCTCCCTTTACACACTTGTATCCAGAGATTTTTTCTGAGAATATTTTTTCACACCCAGCATCCTTAAGAAGAGCCACTTGATTTTCTAGAGATTGTTGTGGGGTTGACACGCGAGCATACCCAAATATCATTGGTATTTTCCTTGTCTTCGAGGGCAGTTACAAGATGAGTCGCTGTCTTCGTGGTATGTACCACAGTATGCGCACACCCACCATTCGCAGGTCTGTCATGGAATGAAAAACTCAGATTTAGTTTCGTAAAATAGAGGACCAGCAGGTGAAAAGTGAAAGAATGATGCTAGTCCGATTAATAATGTTAACATGAGTCCTCCGATTAAAATCTTCATGGTGTGTTTTAAAGTTCAATAAAAAGTTTCTACGAGCCTAAACTAAACTCTCACTTTGTGAACACCTTTTTTTACTAAAAAGAGTAGAAATATGGTATTTTCGAAATTTTTCTGGAAAGGTTTTATAGTGGTTCATAAACGGTTGGTATATTTACTCTCTTAAGTTGACCTAAGAGGAGAGAAGATGTTATTATTTATTTTTAATTTTCCAAGAGTAACTAAAATGAAAAGTTTAATTTTTACAATCATGTTAGCTGCGTTTTCTGTTGTGAACACAGGATGGGCTGACTTAGAAAAAGAACCATGTCATCAAACTTCTAGGTATGTAGGTATAAGCGGGTCCGATATTGGTATGGTGGTTCCAACTGTAGGCATTAAGACTCCATGTAAGGATGTTATTTTAGACATTAATGCATCTTACCTACTTTTTAAAGGATTATGGAAAGAGTGGCATTATGCAATATTAAGTGCGTCTGCCCTATCTTCTTTTTTGAAAAGTGACTTAGGAGAAGCTTATGCGGGACTGGGTGTACAGGTAAGTGGCCTATTTAATCATAGACATCTAAAAGATAACTTTAGGAGATTTTATCCAGAATTTATAAGTGGTATTAAAAGGAATATTTCCGAAAGCCATTTTATTTTCTTTCAAGTCAATGTTCACCCATGGATAATTCCTATTCACAGCCATTCTCGTGGCCAAAAAAGTGGAGCTGTGATATTTAAAATGGGTATATCAATCTAGTCCTATTTTGCATTTTGACTTTGGCTCACAATGAAATTTGAATGTCCTTCTTGTTTCCTCTTGTGGGCCGATAGTCGATCTCCTAAAGATGAATATCATCAAATCTTATGCTCTTTCTGCGCTAAACGTAAAACAGAAATAGAGCTTCTCAACTGGCAAGTAGATCATATAGAAAACATCTCTTCAGAAAAACTTCCTCGTGTGATAAGAAATTTATTTAGATACGTCACACATGAAATGAGCATTCTGAAGGAGAAAGTTTATGAGCACGGCCTTTCCAGTGAAAAAACGAAGGAATAGGACACCCAATAAAAAAAGATTTTCAGTTGAGGTTTCCTACTCTCCCGTCTACAAGCTAACGAAATTTGAGTCCGATGGTTGGGCAGATGCAGAAATGTATAAGCCCATTCCTTATGACTTAATTCTTTTAGAAACGAGCGAAGGTAAGCTCAAGAGTGGTTGGTGGGCCGAATTTAATTGGGATGGCAGGCGAGTAGAACCCACAGATATCATTGTCAGATGGAAAAGATTAATGTATGACTGGGGGAACTAATGGCAAAGAAAAAAACCGTAGGAGCATATTCATATGAACTTCAGCAAAAAGACGAAAAGATCAATCCTATTGAACTTCAGCAGGCTATGCATGAAGGTAATCAATCGGAAGAATCATACG